GGCCGGCGTCACTGTTGAAAACATGACCGCCCCTTTCGACTATCCGCTGGTTTTGGAGTCAGACTTGGCCGCGGTTGCCTTGGGCGCCCGCTTCGCAGGAGCCTCGTCAACCGGGGCCCACTCGGAGCCGAGCACCTTGTCATCACGAACACTCACGACAGCGCCGGAAGTGACGTGCTTATAGCGCTTCGCCATGGGCTAGACCAGGTCGTGGATCTTGGCGAACGCGTTCAGGTCAGCAACGCCCCAGCCGTAAACAACCTCGGCGCGGAAGGCAACCTGGTTGAACCGCTTCAGGTCGCCGCCGCCGTCCGGGTCGCCGTACTTGATTACCTCAAGGCCGATGGACTTCTGCACGCCCCAGCGGATCGCGGAGAAGTCGCCAACGAAGCCGAGAACCTTCGTGTCAACAGCGAGAACGCCAGTGCCGCGAACCGTGTTGGACACCGACGCACGGTGGCCGTCGAGTTCCGACGTCTCAAGGCCGAGGCGGAAGTTCGGGTAGAGCTTCTGCTCGGAGCTCGTGCCACGCAGCGCAGAGAACTTCGCCGCGTAGGTCGGGTCGAGGGCGATGTCACGCGGCACGAAACCGTCAGCAAGAACAAGGCCGTCCGCAGCGTCCAAGGACACGTAGGGCTTGTCAGCAGCGGCGTACTCCACCAGGTTTGTGGTGTCCGTGAGGCCGCCGTTCATGGCGGCCACAACAGCGCCGCCAGTCGGGTTGATCTCGTGGAACACACCGAAGTCCAGTGCACGGGAAAGTGCCGGCTGGATCAGCGCGAGGATCTCGTCAACAACCTCAAGCTGACGGTCCTCGTCAGCCCACAGGACTTCCTCGTTGAACCGGAGGGTCTTGTGGAACTTGAACGGCTTGATCGTCTTGCTGGTAGGCGTGACGGTCGATGCACCCTTCGAGCCGCCCTCAGCGACATACTCAGCCTCGCCGATGTCGAACGTCCAAGACTCGCCCTCACCGAAGGTCATCGGGGTCTGTGCGGACAGGCTCGCGACACAGGAGCCGTTCTGGATCTTGCCCAGCCAAGGGGCGATTTTCTGCTTGGGGATCGAAAGTGATCCGGTGGCCAAAGTAGCCATGAGTTACTCCTTAGGAAGTGGTTTATTCGGCGCGGCTGAACAGGTTGCGAACGAATTCACGTTCGCCGGTGTCCGTGCCGCCCGCGGGGGTGGTGCCCTCTTTAGGGGCGAAGTTGCCTTGCTTCTTCCGGTCCGCTACTCGCTCCGACAGGCGCTGAGCCTGAGCGTTGAGAGTTGACTCGTCGGTTCCGGTGAGGAAAAGGTCGCGGTCCTCGGCTGACAGGCCATGCTTCGCGGCGATGTCGCTACGTAGCGCTGCGGTCTTAGCCGTGGTGAGTTCACCTTCGAGGGACGCGAGGCGTTCCTCTAGGGTCTGGCTCCCGGCCGCTTTGGCTTTGAGCTCGTCGTAATCGGAGTACTTAGCACGCTCTCGCGCAACACGCTCCTTTACGATCCGGTCAACTTCAGCCTGCGGAACAAGCTGAGTTTCCTTGACCTGATCAGTACCTTCGGCCGCTGCTCCAGCGTCCTCGGTTACCGCTCCAGTTGCTTCACTCATCGGATAACTCCGTTTCTGTCCCGTCGGACATCTAGACCGGTCTTGAAGCGCGACCGTAGCGCCTACCCCATGGGGGAAGTATTAGTAGTTGGCGTTCAGGTAGTCGCGCAGCGTTGCTTGCTGCTGCGGCGTCCGTCGCGCCTTGCTCGCCATGTACTGCATGACGCTCGCCTCGTCGCCGTAATCCTGGGATGAGAAGACGGGTTGGGCGGTGCATTTGCAGGCAGGGTGCGCGGCGAACCTTGCTGTCTCGTCGGAGTAGACCGCGCCACGGTCAGCTAGCATCCTGCAAAGCTTGCAGCCGCCGCTAGTGACCCGACGCCAGCCCACCGCCGAAGGATCTCGCCGGCGGTTCGTGAGGATCGTGTCGCGGTACGGCCTGGCCGTCTCTAGGTTCACAACCTCAGCAAGCCGCGCCGATGTCTTCTCGCGGTCGTCCGTGAATAGTGGATCCGCAGCCCAGGCAATAGCTCGACGGATCTTGACGGTTCGGTCAAGGACCACCGGCTCAGCGATGTACAACTTCGGGGCCGCAGCACGTTCGCGCTCGTCATCGTAGAAGTCCGCCGCCAAGGCCGAAGACCCGTCCGAGTAATGGCCAATGACAGCCGGCGCGATGTCCAGCAACGATGCCCGCTGCTGCTCCGGTGACCCGGACAGCCTGCCAAGCGCCGCAGCAACCATCTCCACGGCCGCCCCAGTGACTAGCTGGAGCGCCGCCTTAGACTCCCGCGCCGTCGTCATTAGCCTGTGGCGCCTGCGGGGTTAATGCGGCCACTACAGCACGCCCAGCAGCACGCCGCTTATCCGACATCGCCCGCCGAATTTGCTGATCGTCAAGGCCGAGCAGTTCGAGCCCGACCTCAGTCTCAGCAAGCCAGGGGACGACGCCGATCTGCTTGGCGCCCGCATCAGCAGCCGCGGCCCGCGAGAGGTAGATCGGGGAGCGCCACTTGGTTTCAATAGAGCCCCATTTTTCAGGGATCTCATCGAGGCCATTCTGGATCGCTAGGGCCCGGTTCACCGTGCGACGGATCGGGACAGACCAGTCGTCCATTGCGCCCTCAGCCTCGGAAATCAGGTTCTCCCGAGAAGCCGCATACGAATCGGCACTCGTCGGGTTCGCCATATCCGTCAGCGCGAAATCCGAATCGGGAAGATCCGTCTCACGCGCCATAAGCTTCGCCAGCGCGTTCAACTGCGCTAGGTGCGGCTCTGGTGACTGAGCATCAAACTGCTTCACTTCAGCGCGAGGCACCGCGGCGTCGTCATCATCCGGAATGCCGAAGGATCGCCCGAGGGCAAGCTGCCAAGACGTCTTAGTCGTCCCATCAGCGTTCTTGAAGATCGACTCGTCAGCGCCCAGAAGGATCATCTTCGGAATCGTGTAGACATCCATGTGACCCTCAAGGCGGACCAGCGACCGAAGCGCGGAACTCACGTGCGCCATAACCGGCCGCGTAATCCTTGACTTGCCCATACGCCGAGAACCGCGAGGGCGGTAAACCAGCGGATCAGCAGGGACATGCCAAGGGTGTTCCGAACGGTCAACCTGCCACTTGCCGTCAACCTTATCGGCGCTGATCGTCAGCCCGTCCAAGTACAGGATGAAGCCGGTGATCTTGCCGTCTTCGCGGCTCGTGACAGACAGCAGGTCGTCGAGGCGGCGGCGCCGGGCGTTCCAGTTGCCGTAAGCGTTCAGCGCATCCTTGGCGTGGACCAGCGCCGCGGGCTCGCCGGCCGACTCGTCACCCTTAGTCGTGATGAGATAGTTCACGCCGTGAATCAGTGAATCCGTGCGGCCCTGCGAAATCTCCGAGAACAGGAAATTGCTTTCCTCAAGCTCGGACATGCCCAAGGATTCAAGATCCCCGTCAGCCCAGATCATCCGCTCAAGGTTGCAACGGCGGGCCAGCCCGTCAACACCCTTAGCAGCCCATCCGAGAGCAATCCCGATATTCGCGTACTGCGGCGGGATGACCGTGCCGATCTGATGAACAGCCCGCTTGCCGTCATAATGCGAAGACCGCAAGACGTTGCGGGGAGTCTTCTTATCGAGCTCCGAAGCGCAAAGGTTCAGGGTAGCCGTCTCGTCATCACTGAGCCCAGGAACGTGCAGTTTTTCGAAAGCCACTAAAGAACCACCGCCGTCCTAGATCCAGTACGCCGCGATGGACGTTGCACGTTATCGTTTTGAGCGCCCCAAAGGGCGAGAGTTTCTGCCACAACGGGCGTGATGTCGGATGCTGCATCCTTACGGTTCCAAGCCCAGCCGCCAGCAAGGGGCCGCTTCCGAGCGAGAGACAGCGCGACGTTCACCTGCGGCTGGTCCGTGTGGACCACTGAGCGGTCAAGGATGCCGTCGTAATACTTCGCGCACGCAATAGCCATGTCCCGCCCCTCAGCAGCCGCCAAAGTCACGACAATGTCAGTGCCGATCAGGTAGTTACGGTCGCGCCGGCGCTCCACGAGGCCAGACATTTCATCGACAACCACCGAATGCAGACGGTTCTTCGATGCCCGCGACACAACCCACGGGATAACCCAGTCGACGCCCTTGCGGCTATCGTCGAGCTCCACATGCCAGCGACCATCGGCACGCTGACCAGAAAGCGCCACGGATGCAATAGAGCGATTAGGGGGAACATCGATAGCCAGCGAAAGACGGTCAACCGCCATGGATGCAGGGTCGGCGGCACGGTTCCACGAGTCCTCGTCAATGACGCGGGCGGAATCCTCGGCATCCCAGATACCCAGTGCCTCACGCTTGAATGAATCATCGTCGGTCAGGTTCTCCCGCATACGCTCCATCGACTCAACCGGAGTGCGATGGGGGAATGACGGGTTAGCTTTAGCCCACTGCTCGCGGTCGTCAGGATCCGACTTGGGATCCGCGCCAAACTCGACGTAGACAATGTTCTTCGCCTTGCCAGACATAGCCTTAGCGCGGCGGTTAGAGAACTCCTCGCCAGGGTCAGTCGGCCGCGGTGGAGTGCCCATGAAGAACAGCAAAGCCCCGGCCTCTTGCGTGGACTGGTTAGCCGCGGGGACCATGTCCTCAAGGGCCTTCTCACTGAGGATCTGAGCCTCATCGAAAATCTCCGCGTCAACCTTGTCAAAGCCACGGCCAAACCCCTGCTCGCGGGCGCCGAACATGATGATGGAACCGTTCTTGAAGCGGATCTCCTGCTCACCATTCGAGGTGCGGATCGCGTCAACGTGCGGCCAAATCTTCTTCTTCTTGACCATGGCCTGCATCGAGGCGAACGTCATTGACGTTGTTCGCGTCCGGTGCGCCGTCCACAGGGCAGTGAATCCGGGGAAGATCACACAAAGGGCAATAATGATCATGCCCACCAGGAAGGTTTTACCGACCTGGCGCGGGATCGACATGACGACGCCACCGAC